TAGAGGAAGAACAAGAGGACTTGTTAAACTACCCATGATAATATTTGGACACCCAATACATAGAAAATATAATAGACTTGTAGTAAAAACAGTTGCTATAATATTTGTGATTGTTATATCAATAGGGTTGATGTCTTGTGATAAATTAGAATTTGACCCAGCAACAAGTGCTTTAAAATATATAATAAAGGAGAGTAAAAATGAACAACCTATTAAGTAATAAATCATATGAAGAACTAGAAAAAGCATCTACTGAATGGAGTATAGCACATGGTAAAGTTATAATCTTAAATGAAGGTCTTAAAGCGACTTATTCTAAATGCTTCTTAAAACATAAACTAGATTCTAAAACTGTTATTGAAGCTGAACACAAAGCTAGAACAGATGAAGATTATAAAAAAATTGTTGATGTTTATGCAGAAGCTGAAATGGCATTAGTTAAGGCTAGATACCATTATAATAATTTAGATAAATACGTTAGCCTCAAACAGAGTGAGTTAAAACGTGATCTAGCTTTAAATGGAAAGCAACCGACTTAATGAATTTCACTAACGAGAATCGTGGTTTAGTTCCCTTTGTTAATCAGTTAGTGAATAGAGTTATTAGCGAGAGTTAATAATTTGGTCTATGGGTGGTTTGCTCTCTCTCTCCACCCTAGATTTAATGTCTAGTTATTTCAAAATACTTTAAGCTAGTTTTAGATGTGATGGGAGTTTCTGTATAGTTATAATCTATAAGATCAACTTCAGGATTCTTTTGTATATCATATAATATTCTAAGCAGTTTAGTTTTGCTTGGAGTAACATCTATAAATCTAAAATTTACAAAATGACCATATGGATTATGAGATGTTTCTAATCTAAACTCTACATCTATAATTTTTGCGTCTACGTCCATTGAAAGACTATACTATTTTTTATTTCTATTTAAAACCTTATCTGTCATCTTAGTTGAAAATGTTGCAGTAAATACAATAATAACTAAATACCAAACACTATCAGGTAAATCATTTATTATTCTTACCCATTCTTCAAAGTTATCTCTTGTGCTTTCAAACCAGCCTGTGCTTAACATTGAAATTAGCCAAATCATTAATATCTCGTCTTTCCAACTTTTATCTTGGCTTTTGATTCTGGAAATATTTACATCTTTAGCTGCTTCTATTTCAGCTTCTCTAATTGTTTTAACTTTGATAGCTTTATGTTTAAAATGGTCAGTTGCTTTATTAACTACTAATTTTGTAAGTGGGTTATTTAATAAACTAAAAATCATATGTTACTTGTAAAAAATATTAATGTTGCCCAATATATCACAAGAATAGAATAAATTAAATAAGTGAAATTCATTCATTCCTAATATTCCTTATTTTTTATTTTGCAACTCTTTTGCTAATTCGCAGTAATGAATGATCTTATCCCATTTCTCGTTAGGGTTTTCTCCGACCTTATTTCGAAGTGCGTATTTTATAATATTACCTTGTATAAAGTCTAGCTTATTCTTTACTATAAACTCGATAGGTTGGATTTTATATTGCTTATAGTGCTTACCACCTATTTGCTTATCAGTAGCCTTTAAATCGCTTCTATGAGCCTTTAACCTAGACAATTTTGCCTATCCAGTTACCTTTTTTATCTAATACCATTGGAAGGAGTCTTGGAATACCATCTAGGATAATTCCACAACCAATAATAAATCTAGTTCTAAAGTTTTTAGCATATTCAAATGCCATTGATTTTTGATTAGTTAAACAACCTACATTCATTCCAAAGAATAGATTGTCAGGATTTGCCCACCAAGAGATTACAAACTTTGTATGATAATGACCTTGAACTGCACTCATACCCATTGCTTGTGATACTTTTAAAATATCAGCACTTAAACCATGAGTAAAGAAACACCTTTGACTATTAGACATAGTTAAAGTTATATTATCTACCCACTTCCATTTTTTTGTACCTAAAAAATCTCCATAAGATTTAATAAATTGTTTAGACATTCCAAACTTTAATGCTCGTCTAAATACTAGACTAGAATGGTTGCTATCAACTTCTGTAACTTCTGGAAATATATCTTCTAATTCTTTAATATATTTTCTTGTTAAATTAAGTTCATCTCCAGCACTAGGTAAATCTGGGTTAGAGTCGTGCATAGATATTGCGTGAAAATCAACACTATCGCCTATGTTAATAATTTTATCTGGTTTAAATTCTTTTTTGATTTCTTTTAAAAATTTGATTGAGTCCTTATGATGATAAGGAATGTGCATATCAGAAATGACAAGGATTCTTTTATTCTTCATACAAGTATAGCTTGTACCTTATTTTGATAATAATGTAAATATTACATAACCCATTGCACTAATCAATGAGCCTGTAGAGATTAGTAAAATTTTCTCTAATCGTTTTACTCTTTCTTCTATTGAATTAATTTTATCGTGAGTTAATTTCTGCATTATTCTACATAGCTTTTCGTGAGATTCTATTTTCTGTAATGCGTTTTGTTTAGCCATTACTTTTTCTTTCTTGGCTTATACTTTTTAATGCCTTGTGAGATGAATATGTTTTTATATAAAGAAACTTTTTTACCAAACTTTTTATCTGCTTTTCTTTTTACAGCTTTATATGCTTTAGATTTTTTGTTAAAAGATTTTGGTTTCCCTAATTTCTTTGGTCTAGCTTTTGCGTATATAGGTTTTTTCATAGCTATTAGTATTTTCTCTTTCTTTTTTTCATAGCTGAATCTTTCATCAGTTTGCCATTTGGCATTCTGTGATAACCTTTAGGAACTTTTTTTGTTTTTTTTTTAGCCATATTAATTACTCATCTTTCCACCAGACCATTTTGCATCTGGTAATCCATTACTATATGATTTTCCATCAAATGTTAAGACTTGTTTTCTATTTGAGCCATCTTTATATGAAACATGAATCCAACCACTATTAGGTTCTCCAGTATAATATTCTAAAATTAATTGATCAAAGTCGCAATGATTCTGAATCCATAAAGCTACTTCAAGATTAGACACCGATAACACTTCCATATCGACAGCCTCTCCTAGACAATGCTGTGATGTAGATTTACTGCCAATAGCTACTGATAATTCTGGAGAACGATAGCCAGAAGTAATAGTAACAGGCTTATCAAATTTTACTCTTACAGGCTCTAATACTTCATAACAAAGATCGCCTAGATTTTTAATCTCTCCACTACCAGCTTTATTTTTTATACCAAGCCTAATCCCTGTACTCGATTTTTCCATCTCCTCTAAAGTAAAATGTTTTGAAAGATTCATAATTATCTCCTATGTTGATTATCTTGCAGTTGCTGGTACACCAGATGATGAAACAAAACTTTCCTCTGCAAAAGCCATGTAAATGTAATTAAAACCATTTCCATTACCATCATTATCTCTACACTTAAAACCATTTGATAATAAATCCATTCTAACAGTAGATTCTTCAGTAGCATTAGAATTTGCAAATAATCTGTGGTTGTTATAATTAAAACCATCTCTTTTATTATCTTGCATAACCCAAGCTTGACCAGAATTACTGCTAGACTTAATCATAACAAAAGCTGGTTTAAATCCTGTATAAACAAATGTTCCATCAGCATTTCCATTACCAACATAGCTTCCAAATTTTGAGTAGCCTTTTTTCTCTGCGAAGCAGTATGCTACATAAGTTTCTCCACTTCCATTGACATGAGTACCATTAGTTAAAGTAAATGTAGTTGCATTAGGCTCTCCAGCTTCGAACGCACCACCAGCAAACTCAGCATCAGTTGCATTCAAATATATTCCTTTAGTATAGTTTGTTAAACCTTTATGATATACATTCCACATACTTAATCTTGTTCTTGCTTTAGTAATGATCATTGATGGTTTAACACCTAATCCATGACCAAAAGTTGCACCTGATGTAGAATTACCAGGATATGTAACAATACTAAATCCAGCATCAGTATTTACTGAAACAGATGTATTTGTAGAACCAGATGTATTAGTTGAAGCAGAGCCACCAGCTTTCCAGCACCAATCAACAATGTTTCTATCAGAACCCCAATCATTAAAATTTGTAATTTGAAAACCATTAGATAAAAAAGAAGTTACGTTAGCACCTGTCGCATCTACAGAAGTATCATTTGTATTTAAATTAATACCACCACCTCTTACACTATCAATTAAATCATGGTTACTTGTTCCAGTTCTATTTTTATCCCAAACTAAATCTGGTTTAAAACCAATATTAAAATCAGTCGTTCCACTACCAGCATATACACCAACTCTTAAAAATGCTGTAAAATAATCTGATGGTTTGTCTATAGTTGTGTAAGCCATGATTAATCCTTTGTGTAACCTATGTTAATTTCTTTGCATGAGTGTAACGAATGTAAAGCCATTATCCATACTCCGATAGGTTTTTTGTGTTCAAAGAATAGTAGCCACTAGGTACACTTTGATTAAAATTACCATAACCATTACCATCTGAATTACCACCACTTTCACTATAAGGTGGAGAGCCAAAATTTATTGAAGAATCAACTCCACCAGATGTAGATGAACAATATAAACAAGCGAAAACTTCTCCAAAATTACTTAAATATTGAGAGCCATTTGTAAATAATTCTGATATTGCACCAGTTTTATTTGAACCAGAAGTAGGATTACCAGAGTTCATATAAGTTCCACCTACACCAATATAAAAAGCAAAGTTATCCATATCTAAAGCAAAATTTAAAATATTTCCATTTGATATAGATGCTACTCCTGTTGTAATAGCACCATCTCCAGAGTTTCCTCTAAAATCTGGTACTTGATCATAATAAAATATACCTCTTGAATCTGTAGCATCATGTGGAGATGTACTTCCATCAAAAGCATTAGTATTACAAAAACCAAAAAAACCTTTACCTTTAGTATTAACTTTTACTTCGTAATACCATTTTCCAGAAGTTACACCTATTGTTGATCTAACTAAACTTTTTGCTGATGAACCAATGTCTAAATCAAGATTACCATTAGATAAAAAACTTGATGTAGCAGCAGTGCTTCCAGACCATTTATCTAAACTATTTATAGTTGCAAAATTATTTGTGCAAGTATCAGTAGATTGATCTATTGCTGTAAGGTTATTAACTGTAAAGTTATTAGAGTTACCAGATACGTCAGCACCTAAAGAACCACTATTTTCAAAGTCTAAATAAAATCCATTTGTACCAAAGGTTAAACCAGATACATTTTTAGGCTTCCATATTCCACTATCTTCGTCAAATTCTCCTAGATCAGTATTTGCTTGTGCAGTTCCATCTACAAAAACTACTTCAGATAAATAAAAATCTGGGTATTGGTCTGAATTGAGATTACCAATTCTTAAAGTATGTCCACTTTCATTAAAT